TTGGATTGGGGTTTGTTGTTTAGCCATGGGTAGTCTCCTGTTTTGGCTGTTGGGTAAAAACTTCCAATTATCATTAAGAGTAAATCCTTGCGGATTGCCTTTGTCGCCTTCAATGACGCCTGCGTCAACCATATCTTTAAGTAGGCGTTGCATGGTGCGGCGACTTGTTTTAATAGTTAAACTGTCCATCACTTCAGCGACCGACAGCTTTTTTTGACTTTGTAAAAACAAGTAGATTATCGATGTGATGCTGGATATCCGGTTTTGGGGTGCTGATTGTGACTGGATCGCCTTGTTTTGTTGCATCAATTGCCTCTCCCAACCATTTATGTATTGCCTCAGCTTGCTCAATTGGCACGTCACTGAGTACCGCATAATCTTTTTTGTCAGTAAACTGACTTTGTTTGTACAGCTTAAAAAACAATCTGCCATCTCTGATAAATAGGTGAGTTCGGCGATTGAGTGATAACGTCATTTGCATCGGATTAACTCCTTACGCACTTTTGCTATGATTTTCCCCGCACAAGCAAGCTGACCATCCGCGCCGTCACAAGCAATGCGGTGATGATTGTCTGTGCCAAAGTACTTGGGTGCACTGGTGGCATAACTATCAAGCAAGTTATAAGAGACTTTTGCTTGTGGTCGACGCTGTTTGTAGGTGTCAAAACGGCAAACCATGACAAAACTGATGTCAGGCTTGACGCTGTCATCATCAAACAACGATGAGCGCAGATTGCGATGCAGGGCAGAGCTGATATACGGGTGCTTATCGATGATCAGCACGTCAAAGTCTTTGTATTCATCGGTTAGCAGGTCATCTTCAAACGCCATGACATTGTTGCGCGTTTTCATGTCAACAATTTTGACCGTGTGCGTGTGGCGCAGTGCATGGTAGAGCCGTTGACAAGCCACGCTCACACCGATTTTTTCAGCGCCGCTTATACTGATAACAAAAGGCATTAGGCAGCCTCCTTACCATCGTCATCATCATTGGCTGGTTCAGGCATTGGCATTGGGATTGGTTTTGGCTCAAGGATTTCGCCTGTTGCCATGCTATGGCGTAGCATCGTGACCAAATCCGCCAAATCTTTGCGCGTCTCTGGATTGATGCGACAATCGCCCGCGCATATTTGCTTAACAATGATGCTGAGTTCAGTTAAAACAGTCTGAACGTCAGTCCAATCGCGCTGATTATCTGGCGTATCAACATAGTCTGACCAGGTTTGACGGGCATTTAATAAAGCAATGGCGCTAACTTGGTTACTCAAGTCAGCTTTGGTCATCAAGCGACGCAGTAGTTGGGTAGCTGTTTTAGCCATATACTGCCTCCATTGCCGCGCGAAATTCCACGGCTTCAAGTTCGGTGATGGTGCGTAACCAAGATTCGGATTCGGATGAAAAATCGGTGTCGTCTAAATTAAAGAAACCAAAAGAGTTATCTCTACTACCCAAAACCCAAGTAAATAAACGAGTGCTATATCCAGAAGTTTCTTTGCCTAAGATGATTGCAAAATGCTCACTTTCTCCATCTCGAGAATAAATACATACATCGGGCGCATCTGGCGCTGGAAATTCACCAACGCAATCGTCATCACTATATCTGTCTTCTTTCGCCATCCGCGCCAAAAGCAAATCAGCATACGCAGTGATAAAGGGCGTTTTGCCGGTAAAATAATCAGATAGATTTTGTGGGATGTCGCGGTGTTGAAATGGTCGCACTGTCAGCGTGTCACGCCAGTTATCCAGCGCGGCGTCATGGTCTAAAACAGGACAATCGTTATCGGCAATGGTCAAGCTACAACCTGCTGTCCAAAATCCGAGGATTGGGGCAGGGCGCTTGTTGTACCAAAATCCACAGCCGTCGCTATCGCGCGCGTGCCAATTGGCATCATTTGGGGCTTTTGACCAGTCTGGAATATAAGTTTGTTGAGTCATGTCACTATCTCCAAACCATTGCGACAGCAATGACCGCAAATACGAGTAGTGAGGCGAGCAGCGCAAGAATAACGCGGTCCGACTGGCTTAATAGGTCTTGTAAGTCGTTGATTTGAGTCTTGAGGTCAGCGTTTTGCTGTTCAACGTGCCGGATATATGCGTCACGGACGTTAAGATGCGGGTTGTAAAGGTCGATATCGTCATCAAGCATTGCTTGATAGATATCATCACGCGCATCAATAGCTAGGATAGATTTATTGATAGAGGTGGGATTGATTACATCATCTGAAACCCCTCCATTACGGCTTGAGCATGGTAAAGGTGGGCGGTTAGCTTCAGTGAGTTGCGCAGTGTTGTGCGCGATTTGATTAAATGCTTTGGGTAAAGATGCAGTGTAAGCCATAGTGATATATCCATGTCGTTGTTGAGCATGGATATAATTAAATCACTTGATTTATATAATGTCAATCATTTGATTTATTATTGTTTAAAATAATGATTTAAAATAACCAAAAGTTACCATTTTTCTAAATTTTCCCACCAGAACACCCAGCCAAGTATGCGGTGCGTCTCTGAAAATTCTTTTTTGGTCAATGTGATGCAAGGATAGTCCCTGTTGTGGGTGCAAATCTCTATATTGTTATCATGCAAAAACCGAACGGTTTTAATTTTAAGCCCACCGCCTACTTCCATTGCGTAAAACTTATCTTCTTTGAGTCGCTCAGTTGCCTTGCTAGTATCATAAGCAATCGTTGCCCCATCAGTAATGAGCGGATAGTTGCTGTTGCCATATGCCTTGGCGACTACAACATTTTTTGCCTTTACACCTGCCTTATCAAGTTTTGCTTTGCTAAAGCGAGTTTTTTTACCTGTGTCTTGATACTCTATATTATACAGCTCGTCACCACAGGCGAATTGCACCTCATCAAACAAAGAAACTAACACCTCATCATCTAGTAAAGGAGTGTGTTCATCCCAAGAATCCAAAGTACCTGTGATAACCATTTCATTATCATCTTCATCTACACCTTCAAGTCCACTTTTACCACTACCATTTAATAACCAACTTAAATTGACACGCAAAAAATTAGCTAAATCTCCAGCGCGTTCACTTTTTTTGCTATCTCGTCTCTCAAGTGTAGATAAAGCTTGAGGCGTCCAGTTGATTGCTTCCGCAAGTTCCGTTTGGTTAAGCCCGCGCGCTTCTCTTGCTTGTCTAACTCTCGCACCTAATGCCATTTTTTTCCCTCCTTCAATCAATGCTTAATTACAATATAAAGCAAATGATTTATTTCTAAAAACACAAATGATTGACATTTAATAAATCAAGTGATTTAATATGATTAAATTTTTAAACAAAGGATTTAATTATGACGCCTTTACAAGCCCTCGAGAAAGCAATCGAAATTGCTGGCAACCGCTCAAAACTAGCTGAGCAAATCGGTATCGAAAAACCGCAAAACGTATCCAACTGGGTCAATCGCGACAAAAAAGCATCTGCCAAATATGTCGCAAAAATCAGCGAAGTGACTGGGGTGCCATGCTATGAATTGCGTCCTGACATTTTCCCAGTCCCCGCTAACGAGTGTGATGCTCAATCAACACAATCAGCATAAAAGATTAACGGTTTAATTTGAACGACAAAGTGAGCTATAAAATGTCACAAGCAAAACAAAGAAATATTCCGCCCTGCGTACTACCGCTAAAACAAGCCGTATATCAAGCATGCAAAAAAGAGCATGGCACTATTGCTGCAATTGCTGCCACCTTTGGCTGTAACCCTCACACGCTATCACTGCAAATTAATCCCAATCGTGACGGACATACTCTACCGCCTGAAACGATAGAGATGGTCATTGATTACACCAAAGACACGGGCATCTTAGACTCAATCTGTGCGGCACATGGCAATGCAGGTTGGTTCTTACTGCCGGATGATGATACCAACGACCAAACCGAATATATGAAAAACCTAGGCGAATTGGGTCAGAAGTTTGGCGAAATGCTAAATACTGCTGTTAATGCCCATGCCGATGCGGTGATTACCCCTGCTGAATATGATGAGATTGCCAAAGTTAGTAATGCACTAATGGCGACAATTAAAGCATTGACTGAATCAGCTCGCAAAAACATGGAGGCAAACAAATCATGATGATATCAGGATATGCAAAAACAGACTTGGCAGAGCAAGAGCGCATGATTGCTGAGTGGAAAAAAGAGCGCGGATTTGTAGAAACGGCTGTCATCAACAATGATCCATTAAAAAAACGAGACGTCAAACAAGCGCATAGTAATTTATTTATCAAAACTGATAAAGAAAAACAACAACAAGCTGAACGTCGCAAAGCCGAAGCAAATCGTAATCGTAAACATAGTTATGTCAGTCAAAAAGATGTTAATTTGACATCGCCAAAATCTATTGATGGTTACAAACCATTTTTTGGGCAGTATGTTATTCCTCACAGTGCCACCCAAGCCGAAATGGTATTAAGACTTTTAAACGAACATGCGTATCTTGATGTTGATAAATTAATTACCCAAGCAAAAGTCAGACGCGACAGCTTTTTGGTTGCTTGCCGCACACTCGAAAAACAAGGCAAAATCCGTATTGTGCGTAGCCAAGAGCAGGGCAATCCAGCTAAATATTTGGAGTGTGTTGCATAATGGCTAAAAAATCTATCAATACGCCTGAGCAAAAACAAATGCTACAGCAAATGTGGCAAGACAGTATACCATTGCCAGACGACCACGAATTTTACACTTGGGGCAACTGGCAGCCGGGACGATTACGTCAATGTCATGATAACGCAACCATCAATGATGGTGCTAAAGACATCTCACTCAAAGACCACATTGTCATGCAATTGCATAGCAAAGATGGCGAAGTTACTGACTTAGTGTACTTTACCGAGTCTTATGGGCTTGCACCAACATTTCAGCAGCTACATTATACCCCGCTTGGTTATCCACGTGGCACAGCCAGCTTTGGTGATGTCACAGGTGACGCACCAATTGTATTGTGTCGCACAGTACCTGAAGCTTATGCAGTACTTGAGCAAGTCTCAACACCCGTGCAAGCGATGGTCTACTTTGAGCGCGCATCACTTAGATATGTTGTTGAGCAATACAAGACACGCATTATGGCGATTTTGGTACATGATGACTTGGTTGAGTGGCTGGGCAAAAGTACTTATGACAAAGGCAAAGTCAAACAGATCCCCATGCGTATTGACCCAGCCAATGCACTCGGTTTTGATGATGAGATGTTTAATGAGTGTTTTAACCCGCTCAATGACTGGTTAAATAAAATAAAACCCCTCACCCCGTTAAATGCTAAAGACTCTACCCCGGCTTGTAAGGTCAACCTTACCGACGGTTACGGGCGATGGGCACTGGACGGGATGGTTGAGCATCTGTTTTTGATTTATGGCACTGATAATGTCTGGGATAATCTCAATCAGACACGGATGCGACTAAGTGCATTACGCCATGCCGTTGGCAATAATGACGACTTTAAACTATGGCAAACCCATCCAATGCGCAAGACTATCAAAGACTTAGTGTTTGAGCCGTCAGGTGAAATCCCAGAAAACACCATAAATTTGTTTACTGGTTTACCACTGCAAGATGACGTATCACCCGACAAGTGTCAAAAGATACTAAAACATATCTGGCGATTGTGTGGCAGTCGCCAAGATGAATACTGGTGGTTGTTGCGCTGGATGGCTTATCCACTACAAAACCTAGGCGCCAAGATGGATACCGCTGTCATTATGTACGGCAGCGAAGGCCCCGGTAAATCTATTTTGTGGGAAAAAGTCTTGGGTAAAATCTATGGCAGTGAGTACCATCGGACGATTGGCCAACAGCAGCTGGAGTCGCAATTTAACGGATGGCTATCTAAGATTTTATTTGCACAATGCGAAGAGGTTGTCAGTCGGGCAGAGCGTAACCACCACAAAGGGCAACTTAAACATTTGGTAACGGGCAAAGAATTTATTATCAATGAAAAAATGCTACCAGCATATAAAGAGACCAACCATGCTAACTTTGTCTTTTTGTCCAACTCACCGATACCGCTTGAGCTAGACATCGGTGATAGACGCTACTTTGTTTTGCGCATCGATGACGTGCCGGATAAGCAGTACTTTGACGACCTGTTCGCCGAAATCAACGGCGATGGTGTGGCCAGTTTTTATCACTACCTAATGGCATTGCCCATGGATGGCTTTAATCCACATACCAAGCCACCGCTAAACAATGATAAGCAAAAACTGATTGACGCTAGTAAGCCCAACCCTGTGCTTTTTTATGATGAGTGGTCAGCAGGTGATTTATCAGTACCATACGGCTGCTGTGTAAAGGCGGATTTATTCAAGGCATATCGCAATTGGTGTAATGAGCGCAACGAGTACCCAAAACGCGATAGAGATTTTAATGCAGAGATTGACAGGATTATGATAAACTCACGTAAAAATATGTGTTTCCCTACATTTAAGGCTCCAAAGACCACGCACCGCGTCTGGTTGACACCAATAGCTCAGGCTTTGTTTGATAAGCAAGACCCTTACGCTATAGATCACGTGACCCGCGAAGCTATCGCATTTAACCAAGCTTTGTATCCAACTAGCAAAGCTATGGGTGATGATGCGCCATACTGGGCCACATCATAATGATGACCGCAGTGACCGCAGCGATGACCGCAGCGATGACCGCAAAAACCCAGTGTTATCAATGCACTGACCGCAATGACACCAAAACTCAACTACTTCCATGTGCGCGCACGTACAAAACATAAAATATGCTGTCATTGCTGTCATTGCTGTCATAAACAATTATATATCTAAATAAATCAATAATTTAAGTTATGACTGCAACGATGACAGCAACAAATCATGCTGTCATAAGCAAAATTAAATTTAAAAGGGAAACAATATGACATCACAACGCAAAAAATTCGATATGGCTGGTGCTGAAGCCTTTGCGCAATTATCACCAATCCAATCAGCAAGCTATCACTACATGACCAGTAACTTTAGCGAGCATTACCAAATCGCTTTACGTAATTACTTTATGCCTGCCCTGTTACTTGATGGCGTTAAACCAAAGTACGTCGAATTGGTGGTCATGACTGCCTTGGCAGAGCTAACTTACCCAATCGCTACCAACGGTGATAAGCATACATGGTCAGGCTGTCAACGAGCTGCTTATGCTGGTATTTCACAATCTACTTGGAGTGATAACAAGCTATGCAAAAGCGTTAATTTTATCATTGATACAGTGCGTTCAAATGCAGACACAGCAAGCCGTGAGATACAATTACAAATGATGACGCATCAATAGGGTCTATTGTATTTCCGGTTAAAAACTAATATGATTTTTCCATAATCAATAAGTCTAACCAAAAGCTACCGCATCCTCCCGGTAGCTTTTTTATGGCTCATAGTTAACCGCTATGAGTCTTTTTTATTTGGGGCAAAGTATGCCAACTGCACCCGCTAAGTTATGCAGTCATCCCGGCTGCAATGCCAAAGCAACCGCCAATAGCAAATGCCCTGCGCATCAACAAAGACCCACTGATGCACCCATCAAACGTGAGCGCACCAAAGACAAACGACCATCCGCACACAAACGCGGGTATGACTATCGATGGAATCAAGCGCGCTTGGCGTTTTTGGATGAGCATCCACTTTGCAAACATTGCCAGGATAAAGACATGATTGTCGCTGCCACAGTCGTGGACCATATCATCCCGCACCGTGGCGACCAGTTACGCTTTTGGGATCAAGACAACTGGCAGCCGCTTTGCAAATCTTGTCATGACATCAAGACAGCAACCATAGACCGTAAATTGACGACCGCGCTTTTACCCAACGGCAAAGCGGGTGGGGCGGTTTTAAAGTAAACGGCTTTGCCGATAAAGACCGTCGCCCCCCGTCTTTTTTACGCATGGTCAAAACCACATAGGGGGTATACCCCAATAAAATCAACAAATTAGGTGAAAAAATGGCACGTCCACGTCAACCAACACAGCTTAAAGTGCTGCAAGGCGGCCGTATTCGTGACGACCGCGATGCACTCAAACAACAAGCGCAACCAGAACTGGGAATGCCAAACTGCCCAGAGTGGCTAGATGCCAAAATGCGCAAAAAATGGCACAAAATCGGACCAGAGTTGGTCGCATTAGGTCTGCTATCTATCATCGATGGTGACATCTTTGGCAGCTACGTCGAGACCGCCACCCGCTATGGTGAGGTATGCGAGAAACTAGACACTATCGAAAAATGCACAGCAACAACGCCAAACGGTTTTGAGGTGCAGTCCGTTTTATTCCAGCTGCGCAACTCACTTCAAAAGCAAATGGTCGCCTTGGGGCGTGAGTTTGGCATGACGCCAGCTGCGCGCTCATCAATTAAAGTTAATACTGAGCAGGGCGACTTGTTTGGTAGTGACTTTGAGCAATTTACAGGTACATAAATTTTGACATGACAGACATCATCGCATACGCCAATATCGCCAGTGAGTACGCTCACGATGTGATAAGTGGCAGGGTAGATGCGTGTGTATATGTCCGCCAGGCGTGTCAGAGATTTATTGATGACTTAGCAAAAACGCAAAAGTCCGGTTATGAGTTTGAGTTTGATACCAAGCGCGTTGAAAAGGCTTGCCGATTTATCGAGCTGATGCCACACATCAAGGGCGAATTGGCGAATAAAAAAGAGCTGATATTGCTTGAGCCGTGGCAGATTTTTATTGTTGCCAACTTGTTTGGCTGGGTGGATTTTGATGGATATCGTCGCTTTCGTTTCGCATATATTGAGGTGCCTCGTAAAAATGCCAAGTCTACGTTGGCGGCGGGTATTGCCCTCTACATGGCATTTGCTGATGGTGAGCAGGGCGCAGAAGTTTATAGTGCCGCGACAACCCGCGACCAAGCACGCATTGTATTTGAAACGGCACAAGGCATGGTACGTAAACGTCCCGACATGCAAAAAGCGATGGGCATTGAAGTATCAAGTCATGCAGTAAGTCAGCAAAAAAGCATGTCGACGTTTAAGCCTGTGAGTCGTGACTACGGCGGCAACTTGGACGGGCTTAACGTGCATTGCGGTGTTATCGATGAATTACACGCGCATAAGTCCAATGACACTTACGAGGTCATTGCAACGGGTATGGGGGCACGTACCCAACCGCTGTTATTTGCCATTACCACCGCAGGCTTTAACCTTGACGGCGTTTGCTATCAGCAGCGAACACTGGTGATTAAAGTATTGTCAGGTGTTGAAAGTCATGACCGTTACTTTGGCATTATCTTTACCATGGATGATGGCGACGACTGGACCAACCCAAAAACTTGGCGAAAAGCCAACCCCAACTATGGCATATCTGTCAGTAAAGACGCGCTTGAAGCAGCTTGTATCCGTGCCCAGATTGACCCTGAGGCGTTAACCGACTTTTTAACCAAGCATCTTTGTGTTTGGGTGGCCGCGCGCAGTGGCTGGTTAAACATGGATTTGTGGGCAAAAGCGGGTGATAGCAGTTTAAAAGAGTCTGATTTTGTCAATGACCCATGCTTTATGGGGCTGGACTTGGCATCCAAGCAAGACTTGGCGTCAAAAAACAAAATCTTTGTGCGCACCATCGATGGTGAGCAGCACTACTACTGGTTTAGTGATAACTACATTAACCGCGCGCGCTTGGATGCCCAGCACCGCAACCAAAAGCTGTATCAAATGTGGGAGCGGCAAGGCCGGCTTACCGTCACCGATGGCAACATCACCGACTTTGAGCGTATCGAGCGTGATTTGTACGATGACAACCAAAAATATGACATTGTGGAGTGTGGTTATGACCCGTTTAACGCGGTGTATTTTGCGATGCGTGCCATCGAAAACAACGTCAATATGGTCGAAGTGCCGCAAAACGTCAAGCATTTATCTGAGCCAATGAAGTGGGTATCTGCGATGTTGACAGCGGGGCGGCTGCATCACCCCAACAACCCAGTGCTGACTTGGGGCATGGGCAATGTGACGGTCAAAGCTGACGCCAATGGCAATATTTTCCCCCGCAAAGAGTCTGACGATAGCAAAATTGACCCCGCCTTGGCAGGGATTATCGCATCCAACCGTGCGTATCATTTTGCCGAAACTGGCAATTTACCGAGTAACGATTTTAGCAGTCAACTTGATGATTATTTATCTGATTTTGTGAGTATCCGAGCATGAGCGTATTTAGCACCATAGCAAACTGGTTTGGGCACGCCCCCAGCGACCCGAAGCAGGGCAGCCAATACGCAATGCCTATCACGGCATCTAGCAAAACCAGTAAAAATGTCACATTTGATAGTGCGATGACCGTATCCGCGGTATTTGCCAGTATCCGACTGCTTGCTGAAACGGTAGCGAGCCTACCGCTTGAGATGTACGCGATTGATAAAGATGGCAATCGTACTATAACTGACCATGATGTCATGAATTTGATACGTTTTAAGCCCAATGCACGGCAAACCCGTATTGAGTTTTTTGAGCAGCTGATGCTCAATCTGGTGAGTAGTGGCAATGCGTATGTCATCAAAGGCAAAATAAGCAAGTCAAGCGACAATATTGTCAGTCTTGATATTGTCAACTCAGCCAACATGGACGTGATTGTTGATAAAAATAAAATCATTTATCGACGTACTTTGACCGATGACGTCGGTATCAAGAGCACCAAGGACTATACGCCCGACGAAATTTGGCACGTTAAGTTATTTGGCACAGGTTTTATCGGCATGTCACCCTTGGCGCATGCACGCAAAGCGATTGCAGTTGCCGACAGCGCAGATGATAAAGTTACCAGTTTGATGGTCAATGGCGCCAAGCCGTCAGGTGTTTTGATGACTAAAGGCGCGCCGACCAAAGACCAGCGCGATGATTTACGCAAAGAAATTGGCGAATTAACCAGCGGCGCAGAGACGTTTATCCCAGTTTTACCCCTTGATATGCGCTTTGAGCCGATTAGTTTGACGCCAAGCGATATCGAATTGTTGAGCACACGGCGTTATAGCATCGAGGAGATTGGGCGTATCTTTGGCGTGCCATCGATTTTGATTAATGACAGCTCCCAGTCGAGCAACTGGGGCACGGGTATCCAGTCGATTATTGACGCATTTTATAAGTTTAACTTGCGCCCGTATCTTGAAAAAATCGAGTTATCGATGCTTATCAGTTTGCTACCACGTAAAGACTGGGGCAAATACGAGTTTGCATTTAATGCCGATGCGGTATTGCGGGCATCGCTAAAAGAGCGTGTTGAAACGTATCGCGGTGCTATCGCCAGTGGGCAAATAACACCAAACGAAGTGCGACGCAATGAAGGCTTGCCACCTCAGGTGGGCGGCGACCATTTATTTATGCAAATCAATATGGGCACTTTGGAGCTAATCAGTGAAACCAATCGAGAAATTAATAATGTCAAAACCGACTCAACTCAAAACACGCAATCGACCTAACCGCGATATGCCGGTGCGACTGCTACCGATTGAGAGTAGCAATATCCGCTTTTCATCCGGAAAAAGTCCAAAAGCGGCGTACCAATTTACGGGTTACGCGGTCAAATGGGATAGCGTCAACACCTACGGCGAGCAGTTTGCCCGTGGTGCATTTACTGACCTGTTGACTGCCGTCAATGCCGGCACCAAATCCGTGTATATGTACTACAACCACGGGTGGCGCGAGTGGATTGATACACCCATCCGCCGCCGTGTAGGCAAATGGGTCAAGCTTGAAGAAGATGACACGGGGCTAAAAGTCACAGGTGAGCTGACCGCAGGGCTAAGCATTGCTGAAGACTTAAAAGCAATGATGGCGCATGGTACCGTTGATGGGCTATCCATCTGCTTTTATCCCGTCTCACCAATGGACTATGAAGAGCAAGCGGATCGCATCATCATCAAACGCGCTGATTTGTACGAAATCAGCGTTGTCGATGAGCCAAGTGACCGTGATGCCCGTACCGATACGCAGAACATCGAGCAAATGGAAAGCGAAGCGGACGCCACGCGGATGCTACACAGTTTGGGCTTGAGTGAAGAGCAAGCGCGCTCATTTATCGGCAAACTGGATGATGTGCTGCACCCAACGCCACAGGCAGACGTTGAAGCCATGCGCAGTGTGGCGGATATCTTGGATTTTGGAGTTTAAGTATGACTTTATCTGAGCAAATCATCGCAACATTAGTACGCTATCAAGCCGATTTTGGCAAAGACCCAGACATTATAGTTTTAAGCGAAAATGAATATAAAGAGTTATCGTCATTAGCGACTGGACTGCCAAATAAACCCATGCCATTTTCTGCTTTTATGGGCATTAAAGTAATAGTCAGTAAGTGGACGGATAAATTTTTCATGACTGATTGTCCAAAAGACCCGCCGTTATTTGGCAAAGACTTTATTTTTGATGATAACTTGCATAAACCCAGACCAATTCGATTACCCTCACTAGCCTAATCACTCATTTTTAAATTCAAAAAGCCCTATCACATGATGGGGCTTTTTTATTACCCAAACCCCACTACCTGACAAGGAAACTGTATGAAAAACACCCATTTATCTGCCATTGCTGTTGGCATTGCTACTGCTGGCATCTCAAGCCGCGAATTGCAACACAAATTCCCACTTGCTACCCGTGACGACAAAACACCAAACGAACTTGAAGCGATTGCAAAACAGCTCAAAACCCGTTTGGCTGAAGTTGATAAACTGGTTGAAACTCACCAAAAAGCCATTGATGAGTACGGCACCGCCGATAAAGAAACCCGCGACGCGCTCAAAAAACTGACTGAAGAAGTCGAAAAAGCCAACGACTTATCTAGCCGCTTGACTGATATTGAGCAAAAACTCGTTGAAGGTGTCCTTGAAGGTCGTAACGATGCCAATGATATCGGCGCATTGCTTGCGCGCAATGAAGATGTACTAAACCAAGCCAAGGCAATCACCAAAGCCCGCGGCAAAATGGTGCTTGACGGTGAATTTAACGCCCGTAACACCATCGGACTTGGCACTATCTCAGGTAATGCGGCACATCTCAACAATACTGCGCTGCGTTTGCAAGAAGTTGTTGCCCAGCCGCTGACAATCGTTGAGCTGATCAATTGGACACCAGTGACTGAGTCACTTATCCCACTGCTTAAAGAGTCTGCCCATAACTTTATGGCGGATGTAGTGCCAGAAGGTGAAATCAAGCCTGAATCAGAGCTTAACTTTAAAGTTGAAGAGCTGACTATCAGTGTCATCGCGCATTGGGTGCGTGTGACCAATCAGCTCCTTAACGATATGCCCGCATTGGTGGCGTATATCCGCGGCCGCATGGCGTATGGCATCCGCTTAAAACTTGAGTATCTGGTTATCAATGGCAACACCACCTCATTTAGCGGTTTGCTAAAAACAGGCAACTCAATCGTTTTGCCAGCGTTGAACAACCCAATCGACACAGTATCAGCGGCAAAAGCCAAGGCATTTGCAAGCTATGTACCACCTGATGCGGTCATCATGAACCCAGAAGATTGGTCAGTAATTGAACGCACCAAAGGCACCGACGGTCACTATATCTTTGGCTCACCAGGTGCGACGGTAACGCCTGTACTATGGGGCGTCCGTGTCATCCAATCGGCAGGTATGCCAAAAGGTAAATACTGGATTGGCAACGTGGTCATGGCGACTGAAGGTTATATCCGCGAAGATGTCGCAGTCGAGTTATCCACTGAAGACCGTGACAACTTTATCAAAAACTTGGTAACTATCCGTGCCGAAATGCGCGCCGCGTTTGGTGTGATTATGCCTGATGCGTGTGTGACTGGTGATTTGGATGCTACACCAGCCGATATAACCGACTAACCAAAAGACTGGTCTAAATCAGTCCCTTACCCAAAAAAGCCTGTCAGATCGATAGGCTTTTTTTTGTTAAATCTATATGTTGTGTCTTTTATGAGCAGCTTAACCACTATATGTAGTAATTGAGAATCTAATCATGATTAACCCAGAAATCACCCTTGCTGAAGTCAAAAAACATTTGGCAATCACTCATACGGTTAATGATGATTATATTTCTAGCTTGATACCAACGGCGATTACCAGCGTCGAGGACACTATTGACCGTTCACTTGATGACGTCAAATGTATCAATGAAAACGGCGAGCTTAAAGCGCCGCTACGACAAGCCATTTTACTGATGATTGGCTCACTGTATGACTACCGTGGCAGCCAACAAGCAGAGCAAATTTATGATAATCCCGCGTTTGAGCGGCTTATCAGCAAATACCGACGGATGGGGGTGTAAATGCTAGAGCTTATCTTTTATCTACTGATAGCCGTTGGTTTCATTGGGCTGATTGCGATCGTTATGTTTGTCACTGTCGCAATACCGTTTTGGCGGATGGCGAATAACCAAAAAAATGCAAAAAATAAGGTGAAGCATGGCACGTCTCAGTCGCAATCAACTTAAAACGCCAATCGAGATTTTGCGCTCAATTGCTACCACCAATGACTATGGCGAACCGGTTGATGGTGAACCGTCAGTCGTTTCTACCGTATTTTGCGAGTGGCTACCAATATCAGCCAACGCGGCTATCACAGGCAAAGTGCAAGGCGTCAACATCACTGCCAAACTTTATGTCGATATAGAAACCGATATCCAATCCACGGACAAAATCCGGCTGATTGAGACCAACCAAACCTACACAGTGGCCAGTGTGATGCCGGTACCCGCTGATAAAAAAATTATGGTGTTATGTGAGCAAAAATAATGGATATGACATTTGAAATCCAAGGACTTGACGATCTGGACGATAAACTTGCTGAGCTGACCGACATCATGAAGCGTAAAGTCATTGAGCAGTCACTTATGGCAGCATCTTTGCCCATGATGAAAAAAGCCAAAGAAAATGCAGCAGTGTCTGAAGCTGCGCACAATCTACGCAACAGCAAGACGGGTGAATACACGCTTATCCAACCCGGTACCATGAAAAACAGCGTCAAGCGCCAACGACTTAAAGACAGGCTTGACCCAACTGTCACTATCCGCGTTGGTAAGAAAAACCGCTCAGCGCCTTACCCGTACTATTGGCATTTTGTCGAGCATGGCAACTCAAACATGGCAGCTATACCGTTTTTACGACCCGCCTTTGAGCAGACTTGGCAGCAAGTAGTTGAGCGCTTTAAAGATGAAATGCACAAGCGCATTGATAAATTAACAGGCAGCCCATGAACGCAAGCAAATTGATTTTTCAGACATTAAGTCCGCTTGTTGCTGGGCGCGTCTATCCTGTCATTGTCCCTGAAAGCCAATCCAAAACCATTGCTGGGCAAAGCTATATTGTCTATACGTTAGTATCTAGCAACCCAGAAAACAGTAATGATGGTTTTGAAGGGCATGAATACGCATTGATGCAAATTGATGTGTATAGCCCATCGTATAGCGATACTGACGTGTTGATGCTACAAGTCATCAATGCGCTCAACAACATTAAAGCCGAGATTGGCAGCCGTCAATCTATTCCTGACCCCAACCCAAAGATTTTCCGCCAATCCTTAGACGTCCATGTCTGGGGTACAACCTTTTAGGAGCTAACACATGGCAAAAGAAAATTTAGTTGATAGTTTTTATACCCTTGGTCTCGACACTGTCGGCGACAAAATCGGTTATAAACAAATCCCTCACTTGCAAAAAGCTGCGCCGCCAACTCAAGAGAAAGTCAAAGACGAAATCACCGATACTAATAGTCGTCAGGAAGAGTATGCGATTGTCGGCTTTAAGAAAAATGGCGATATTGAAATTGAAGTGGTATACGACCCGAAAGACCCAACCCACTTAAAACTTGACCAAATGTTTGAAGACAACAGCTACGGGCATTTTGAATATTGGCTGGTCGAAGCAAAACAAGGTAAGACTTTTGATGCACAGTTAATGAGTTGGGAAGAGGTCACCGAAACTAAAACGCAAAAACTGCGTAAAAAAGGCACGCTTACCATCTCAAACGTGACACCAATCACCACATCATTGACCCAGCCATAACGCTGGGTTTTTGACCTTTCAATCTTTTAACCCACTAAATACCTATAAACCAAGGATATTATCATGGCCCTATTATCAAAAGCTGCTATCGCATCGGCTATCGCTGCCGCATCTCAAGTATCATTTAAGTCTGTGTATGTACCCGCATTGGGCGGCGACGTCAATGTCAAAATCCAAACCGTCGCTGAGCGCGAAGCGATGGAAGATGCAAGTTTTGGTAAAAACAAAACAAAGCAACCATTTCGCGCAGTGATTTTTGCCAATGCCGTCGTGGATGAAAAAGGCGAGCGCCTATATAAAGACGAAGACATCGCTGCCATCGCCAACTATCCAGCAAGTATCGTCATGCCTGTGTTCAACGCGTACAACGAATACAACGGCATCACCGTTGAAAAAGTGGATGAAGCCGAAAAAAACTCCTAAACCGCCCTAATCGGCGGTTTTTGTTTAAGTTAGCACTGCAACTGGGTAAGACGGTTAATGAGTTATCCAATGAGCTATCAAACGATGAGTTGATAGAGTGGATAGCGTATGACCGCATTGACCCGTTCGGCAATTATCGGATGGATGCCCAGTTTGCAAAACTACTGCAATTGGCAACACATTGGATGGATGGCGAGTCAATGCCGCTAAAGAACTATCTGTTTGTTGATCCACATCCAGTATCACCTGAGGTCGCTGCTGAACGTGAGCGCGAAGCTGAGATTGATCGGCTAAGAGCTGAAACCGAGGCAATGACTAAAATGTTGTTTGATGGAAGTTGATTTTTGTTTTATGCTGTAATCTTACACAATTGTTGCTAGAAAGGATTACAGCATGGCGAAATTAACAACATGTAAAGATTGTGGTCATCAAGTCAGTAAGAATGCCACACAATGCCCAAATTGTGGGGCAAAAATAAAACGCTCATCACCGATTTTAAACATCATTGTAGGTATTATTTTATTTTCGATTGTTTGGGCAATGGTTAAGTCATGTAGTGGCGAAACATCCACACAGCCAACAACTACGCAAAACACTGCTCAACCATTAACAGATAATGCGTCAGTTGCCCAAGCAACACCAACCGAAAAGCCAACGACGGCATCAAATTGGCGCTATGACAGCGACGTTGACAAAATGCGTGGCAATACCAGCTATTTTGCTAATGCAACATCGTTAAATAGTGCAAATTTCCAATTCCCTTATCAGGGTGAGTCGCATTTTCATATCATGCTGCGCAACAAAGGCCAGGGTAATGATGTGATGTTTAGCATTGATAAGGGTCAATTTCATTGCAGCTATGATGGCTGTGAGATATCGGTTAAATTTGATAATGAGGCTGTGAAAACTTACACGGTCAATGAAGCAGATGCTGGCAAAAATGATGTTGTCTTTTTGGCATCGGGTGAAGATGCCTTTATTAAAAAGTTAAAAACATCCAAAAAAGTTATTATTGAAGCACCATTTTTTCAAGAGCCGCGCACCCAGTTTGATTTTGATACTGCTGGACTCGAATGGAAGCATTAAAAAACACCTAATTGAAAAACCCCGTCACTTGATGGGGTTTTTTATTACCCATCATTTAAGGAGTTGGAAATGGCTGTCTTATCACGTCTAGACATTGAAATCAGTGCTAACTCTGCCCGTTTTCAACAAGAAATTCAGAACGTCAGCACTACCAGTCGACGAGCTGCCGCACAATTACAACGCGAACAGCAACAACAAGCGCAGTCACGTCTGCAAATCGAGCGGCAATATGCGTCTGAGCATCGCCGCATCGAAATGGCATTGACTGACGAAGTCGAGCGTATTCGTGCTGCGCGATTTAATACTGCCGATGAGCAGCGCTACATTGCCCAAGCGCGCGCAAATGCGCAACAACAAGTTGACTTGATTGCACAGCAAGAGCGTGCAACCACTGGTTTTGCAGATAAAGCCAAAGCTGCCTATGGCTATGTTGCCATTGCCATTGGCGTCGCCAGTGCAGCCATTGGCGCACTCATCAAAAACCAAATCGAGATGACCGCTGAGCTGACAAAAACAGCTTACATAGCAAACACTACCGTCGAAAATATTCAAAAATATGTCGTCGCTGCCAAGGTCATGGGTATTGAGACCGATAAACTTGGCGACATCTTTAAAGATACGCAAGACAAAGTCGGTGATTTTCTGACCACCGGCGGCGGCGAAATGGCGGATTTTTTTGAAAATATCGCCCCGCAAGTCAAAGTTACTGCTGACCAATTCCGCAATTTGTCAGGTCCCGATGCGTTGCAGTTGTATTTCGACAGCTTACAAAAAGCCAATTTGTCACAGTCGGAAATGATTTTTTACATGGAGTCTGTGGCGGATGAAGCATCAGCACTAATCCCATACCTTAAAGACGGCGGCAAAGGCTTCGACCTTTGGGCAACTGCCGCCGAAAATGCCGGCGCCACAATGGATGAAAAAACCATCCGCGCGACCCAAGAATTAAAAACCTCAACTGAACTTTTAGACTTATCTGTACAAGGGGCAAAAAACCAAATCGCCCAAGCATTTATGCCAGTTTTGCGCGATTTGGCAGTTGAGTTAGTCAAAGATGCCAAGCTTAAAGAGCAATCCGCAAAAGCCGGACAAGGCATGGCCGATGGCTTTAAGTTAATTGCCAATACCGGTATAGCCGCTGTGTCCATCATTGGCATTATGATTGACGGGGTACGCGGGTTACATACAGCGTTTTCGGAGCTGGGCAAAATAACCGATGGTGTGGATTTTAAAAGCCCATTTGCCACATTACAGCTTGCAAAAAATGCGTTTTTTACGCCTGTCAGAATGGGCGCTGACGTGGCATTTACTGCGGTACAAATCCAGCAGCGCATCGATGCGACCAATGGGCTGATGGAAAAAGTTAACAAACTAGGGACAAATCCGACTGGTAGTAATTTGGTTAGCACTTTAACTAACTTAAACATCCAGTCCGAAAAACTAAAAAATTCCACGGGCAAAACGGGCAAAGCGCTCAAAGACGAAGCCGAAGCCAAAGAAAAAAATGCCAAAGCTACGGCAAAACTAGCAAATGAACAAGCTAGATTGGTTGGTATCAGCGGCAACAGCGGCATTGGTAGCGGCGCGCATTTGGATATCCGCGCATCTGGCGGTGGTCGTCGATTGACCTCGGCTGAACTAGCACGTTTTCAAGCCGACGGCAAACCCTTGACCGCCTATCGCAAAACATCGGATTACGGTTATCGTGGTGACATTGGCGTTACGGGCGCATCCAAATACCATCGCGGCATCGATTTTGCGATGCCAGTTGGTACACCAATCACCACCAAAGTTGCTATCAAAGACATTAAGTCATTCTACGATAGCAAAGGCGGTGGTTACGTTCAGCGCGTTTTATTTGCTGATGGTTTATCAGTTGACTTATTGCACCAATCACCAGCATCAAAAGGTATTAAAGGTGGTTCAAGCGGTATCAAATCACCTTATACAAGAGCGCAGGATGAAACATCGCAGCTAATCGCACAGCAACAAGCAGAAGCCGCTAAAGATGCTCAGCAACAAGCTAAAGAAGCTGAACGAGCCGCTAAAGAGCAACTTGATTTGCAAGAAAAGCTCAAGGCTGAATATGCCAACGAAGACGCCAAGCGCACGATTGAGCATCAAAACAAACTGAAAGAAATTGCCAAGGTCAATAATGCCAAACTGCAACGAGAGTTAATTATTCAAGAAAATGCACGGTTTAAAAATGCAAACGAAAAGGCACAGCTTGAATATGATGTTAAATTTCAAAGAGCGACAGAATGGCAGCAGACTGAAGAAGAGCGCATTAAAAACAATGCTGAAATCGAAAGACGTGAAACTAGGCTTACCGTTGGCTTGCATAAAGACCTTGTCACGGCAAGAATCAATGAGATTAATGCCAAAGAGCAAGAGACATTGCGTCAATTGCGCGCTGGGTTTGAGTCTGAGCTTGCTAACATTACTGATTACTCAAAGTCTGAGCTTGAGCGCATACGTCAAGAAGGTCAAAAGCAAATCAACGCCTTGGCAAATAGAAAAGACCTTAATCCATCTCAAAAAGATGAAATGGCGGCAGCTATAAAAGGGCGTACAGAAACTGAAGCGCAGCGTGTACAGCGTGAAGCAGCAACTGGGTTCAATAATCTAAATGCTACTATGTCTGGCACTAGCGAATGGCAGTCACTGCAAGATCAATATGTCGCTCGTCAGCAAATTGTTGATAATGCCTTGAAAGCTGAAGTTATATCTAAGCAACAGCATAAAGACGCAATGTTAGCGATCGATAAAGCATATGCAAACGAGTCTAATTTGTTGGCGATGAGTCAAGGACAACAGGTGCTTGGCAGTATTACCGCATCGCTTAAAGCTACAATGGGCGAGCATAGCAAGGCGTACCGTTATATGTTTGCCATCGAGAAGGGCGTTAACATTGCCCGCTCATTAATGGCAATCAATACCGGTATTGCAATGGCAGCCGCTAATCCATTTCCTATGAATTTGGGGGCGATGGTGTCGGTCGCTGCTGCCACTGCAAGCATTGTCAGTGATTTGATGGCTATCAAAAATCCCGTTGGTCAAGCGCATGACGGCATCATGTCTGTGCCTGATTCCGGCACGTGGAATTTGCAAAAAGGTGAGCGCGTCTTACCTGAGTATACCGCAAAACGCCTTGATCGTACTCTTGATGATGTGAGCAAAAAAGGCAATGGCGGCGGCAACGTCAACATCGTATTTGAAAATCACACATCAGCGACAATCAGCCAAGCGCCAAGCAAAGACGGTGAGATGCGTTTTATTATCAGAGATGAGATTGACAACTATGTACCACAGCAATTATCTCGAACTAACAGCGCAATCAGCCAAGCATTGTTGCAAAATACCACAGCCACGCGGAGAGTATAATCATGGCAAATGATATCAACACGTTGCCAAAATTTATGCTTAAACCGTTTGCTGACGGTTATAACGTGACATTGGCGGATGACTTTATCACCACCCCAATGCAGGGCGGTGAGCCACGGCAACGGCGGATATTTGAGGGCGGTTGGCATCAAGTATCTGCCACGTATAAACTGCGACCCGCGCAAAAGCAATATTTTACCGCTTTTCGCCGGGCGTATGCTGGACGCTCATTTTTAGCGTACTTGCTGATTGATGATGTTGTCCATCGTTGGCACCGTTGCCGATTTATTGACAATAAAAAACTATCGCCGCGATGGGGCGGTGGTATGACCTATGCCTCTGTTGAGCTATCCGTTGAGCCAATCCCGTATGCGTATGATAAAGACGGTAATCTGGTGGCGTATCCGCATACGATGGATAACGATCTGTCCATCACTGCAATTTATAGTATGACCGATGGACAAGTTGACGTATTTTTTAATCAACTTGAAAAACTGGTCAATCAAGACTTACCAGCCGCCACAGCTGGCTTAAAGTAAGGGGCTGTCATGATAACCGATTATGATTTTTATCTCGTTGGCAATCCGCAGTCCGTGCGCTTGCAGCTGATTGAGATAACACACCCGGCATTTAGCCAGGTTTATCGCTTTGTACGCAATCACGCCTTGGGTGTCACTGTCATCCAAGACGGTGAGCAAGTCTTTTATCAGTATATGCCGATACAGTTGCAAAAAAGCAAAGCATCCAGCGACTTGGACCAGTCCATCAATATCACCATTGGCGATGTCAGTGAGATTATCCCTAACGAGATTGACCGCGTGCGACAAAGTAATCTGTTTAGCACGGTCAAGCCCATTGTCAATTACCGTGAGTATTACGCTGATGACTTGACTAAGCCATGCTTGGAAGATGTATTGCTTGAAGTGACTGACTACTCGCTGCAACGTGAGGGCACGGTTTTTAAAGCGGAAGCGCGAGATATCAGCAATACAAAAACGGGGCTGGTTTACAACCTAGATACCCATCCACTTTTGCGAGCGTATGTACTATGAAAACAGCAAATCAAATTGATTGGTCAAAATATGCGCGCAAACAGTATGACGATGACAATTATGATTGTTTGCATTTTGCGTGTGAAATCTATCACCAGTTGACCGATATAGATATCAGTAACGACGTGTTTGTCATTTGCCCAAACACAGGCAAGCGGCTGGTCAATCCGCAAAAATTACGCGACTATAAGCCGCTAACTGCACCAAAATCACCATGTTTTGCCCTGATGCACCGCGATGATGGCAAAACCCATGCGGGTGTCTATATTGATGGCTGCATCGTGCATTTGACTAAATCAGGCTTGCAGTATCTACCCCCGCATTTATTGAGCATCACTTATCCAAAGATTAACTACTATGACCGATAAAGCTGTCCATCTTATCGTTGTGCGTAACTCGCTTGAGCAAAATACGATTGAGCATATTTATGCTGATTGTCTCGATGAGGCTGTCAAAGAAGCGTTTAAAAACGGCATCGATGTCAAACGCACTCGATTTTATCAAGATACCATTGATGTTGAGCATGATATCACCGCACATGATTGCGCGGGCGTTGAGCGTTTACTTACGACCACTGGTAAAGTATATGCCGTCGTCTATCCCGCGGACCCTGCAACGCTTTTTGTTGCATCCCTGCTAATCGGCGTCGGTGTTGCCGTGGCGATGGTCGCTATGATGCCAGATATCCCAACGGCTGAAAGTGTCAGTCAACCGCCAAGCCCAAATAATGCCTTTAGTCAGCGCACCAACCGCCAGCGACTTGGCGGTCGCCGCTGTGACAACTACGGTCGCCGCTTGTGGGTACCTGACTTAATTGCCAAGCCTTACTCGTTTTATGTCAATCACGATGAGACCGAGTTTGCGTATATGTCGCTTGGTTACGGTCATTTTGACATCCATCAAATTTTTGACGGCAAAACCGATGTGGCAACGATTAACGGCACCACGGTTAAAGTCTTTGAGCCGGGCAAATCACCTGTGACCGATGCGCCACAACTACAAGTCGGCAATAACTTTACCATCGATGAGCAAAACTTTGCCCACATGTACGTCACCCGCTATGACGTGGTCAACGGTCAAGTATTGGCACCGCCAGACAACTACTTGATTGCTCAATTATCCATCAATGGTGCGGGTGAGATTACAGGCTCAGACATTGACTTTACGGGTCAATTTGTCGTTGGCGACAATGTCACCATACAAAAAGCGGATAAATTGCCGTCTGGTAATAACATTAAGGCAGGCGACCCGGCAACTGACGTCTTTTATAATTTAAACGGTACGTATCAAGTCAAAGCGGTGAGCGCCGATAAATTGACGTTAGATAATCCCGGCGCGGTTAATGCTGACTTTGCTACGTTGGCGGCTAATGCCGACTTTACCAAAACCGCTGAATTAAACCTATCAACAGCGTCTCAAACACTATGGCAAGGTCCATTTTATACGGATCAAAGCGAGCTTAATTTTAATATTGTACTCAATGTGATTGCCCCCAACAGTCTATATATCAATGCCAAAGATGGTGGTAGCTGGAAACCGATTAGTGTAGGTTTTGAAGTACTTGTCGAGACGCTCAGGGACAACGCAGTTATCAATAGCGCCACGTCAACGCATACCCTTAGCAATCGCACCGGGGCAAAATATGCGAGCAATAATAGTGGCGGCGGCTTTTCTTATTTTGGCAACTACACCAAAGATGATGAAGTGCGTCGCACCTCTGCCAAGACGTATTTTATCCCAGTGAGTCGTGAGCGGCTGACGGATGTTATCCGTTTTAGCATCCGCCGCAAGACCCCAACCATTAAAGCCGATGGCCAATCTGTGGTGCAAGAGATACGTATCAAAGACTTTTTTACTGCGCGATACGCCACTGACGCCGAGTTACGCTATGACGAGACGACTATCTATGTCAAACAGCGTGCGACTGAGGGCGCCATGGCGCTCAAAGAGCGTAAAATCAACATCGATGCAACGCGCAAAGTCAGAGATTGGCAAAACTATGACGCACTTATCCCAAGTTTGCGCGCCGACGATATCATCTATGATATCGTGACCTGTCCACATATCTGCGGATTGACGCCCAATCATATCGATATGCCACAAATCAAAGCTGAGATAGACAAACTTATCGCGTACTTTGGTACACCAAAATGCGCGGAGTTTTGCTACTCATTTGATGTGTCTGGGATGTTGGGTCAAGACTATATTGCGATTGTCGCAACAGCGGTGTTTTGCCAAGCGTATCGCACTAACAACAAAATCCGTTTGCTATTTGAGTGCCCAACCTTGCTGCCCAATGTTTGGTTTAATGCGCATAATATTTTGCCAAACACCTACCAGCACAGCGGCAGCTTTGGCAGCGCCAAAGATTATGACGGCGTCAAAATTGACTACATCGACCCCATCGATGACGCCAAGGTCAGTTATCACTATCCAGCCGATCAGAGCGCAAAAAAACCCCACGAAATGGAGGTTAAGGGCGTGCGCAATAAAGTCCAAGCGCACATGCACGCGATGCGTGTGTTTGCTAAAGATAAATACGCCTGTGAGACCATCAAATTTACCGGCGCTGATGAGTCAAATATCGTCATCCCGTTTATGCGCATCGGTGTGACCAACATTGCTCGCGCAAATGTGCAAGCGGGTAGTGTGATGAGCATTGATGTCATTAACAATCAAGTGGTATTAACGCTGTCAAACAATGTGATGTTTATAGATGAGGTACAGCACACCATCTTTGTCCAGCTTGTCAATGGGATGACTGACAATATCATCTGTCATGCGCATGCTGATAGCAACAAAGTTGTGCTTGACCGCTTGCCCTTGGATGATATCAGCACGTCGTACTCAAGCGTGGTACGCGCGACGTATGAGCTTGTCGCAAAAAACAAACTTGATTACTCAAGCTATATCGTGACATCAAAAACCCCTGCCGACGGCATTAACAATGCCATTGAGGCCGTGACGTATGACGAGCGGTTTTATGCTAACGATAAAGACTTTATCAACGGCAAAATAACAGTTTAATCTCAACTTATCCAAACCAACTACCAATACCACCAAACGATGGCTTTATTTTTGGAGTAAATTTATGGCGTACAATGATGTAGTAAATGCGATTAGCAACGCTATCACAGACGCTAACACCCTTGAGAATGTGATTAATGGCGCACCCAATATCCAATTTAAAAGTCGATTAGGTCGCTATATTTGGACGCTTGCAACTATCGGTTACAAGATTGAGCTTGTCAATCAGCAAGCTAATGCAGCTACTAGCGCAATCGAAGCTCATAAAACGCTAACAACTCAGACTGCTAACGCTGCTATGTTTGATATTAATTCAGCGCGTGACAATGTGCAAAATTTGCTAGATGCAAAATTAAATGACATGGATAACGCTATCGATAGCGTTGCTGCTGTTAAGTCGCAAGAAAACGGCTGGACTGCATTACTTGTCGCAGACTCAAGCGGCATGACCCAGCAGCAAGTCAATGATAAAACTGCGCTATTTTACAATACTGTTGCTGATATGGTAGCAGACACTAAGTTAAAAGCGGGTAAAGCGGTTATCACGCACGGCTATTACACACCCAACGATGGCGGCGGCGCGCGTTACTTAATCAAAGACACGGCTACAGATTACTCAATCCCTGTCGCTAATAACTTACACGCTGTCTTTGCTGATAGTTTTGATATCCGTAAATTTGGTATTCGCAACAATTCCACACTTGACCAAACTACAGAAATTCAGCGTATGGTTAATTATGCTGATAGCCGTATTTACGAGATTGACTTTTTAGGTTATAGCTTGATGACACCTAAAACCATACACCCGACAGCGTTTGGATACACTGATGAATACCCAGTTAGGGGGATGCGGTTTAAACGCGTGCATCATCTTAAAAATTTAACGATTGCGAATGATAAAACGGTTAAACTAAAACATGGGACATCACTTATTTTATTTGCCCCAGACTTACCTAACGGTAGTGGTTTGTTTAAATTATCTAATATTAAATTCGACCCGTACGTTAGTGATTTTGAGATAGGTGGGGGTCATGCTGACGGTCATATGTTAGGTTTTGGTTTGGATTGGGATAATACTGCGGGTATTACATGGGATGTTGCAGGACACTTACAAACAAATTATGATTTAGAGTTTGATAATGTAGAGTTTCTAAGCCCTGCTGTTAGTTATAACATACATTCTCAAGTATATACTAATAACATGATTATTAGAAATTGTAGGGGTCAATATTGGGGACTTTTTGTAAATCATCATAGTAAAAATCTATATGTTGATAATCTAAATGGTGTCTTTAGAGATGATTTGCATGGTGGCTCTGGTCGTGTACTTGTCACTAACTTAATTCACGAAGAACCCGAATTGTACTATGCAGATAGACCTATTTATCGTGGTGATATAATTGTTAAAGACTCATCTTGTATTAAATATACAAACGGAGATGAATATGTCCTATATCATTGTGAATTAAAGGGTGACACCACAATTAATAGATTTATAGCAAACAAAAATATCGGTGCTGTTACTTTTTATGGCGGTGCTACGCCTGAACTAATTGCCCTCCTGAAAATAAATTATGCAGAAGTCAGCGATGTTGGTTACTGCCATAGTTCGTTTGTAGCAACAGTAAAAGAGCTAGTATTTAAAAATATTAAGACGCTAGATGCACCTGTACTTGCTGGGCTTGCAAAATTTGGCAGTTTAACTATTGACAATGTTGGGGAGATTAAAAATGCGTTATGTGTTGGTGATGATGCAACGTGCGAAAATCTAACGATTAGAAATGTTAGCAAAGTTGTGCAGCAGCCGTTTGGTATTATTCGTGGTAGTGCAAAAGTAAAAAATATTACACTTGAAAATGTTACGGCTAATATTGATAAACTAATTGATTGTGCGTTTGAATTATTGACGTTGAACAATGTTAAGACAAATGTTACATCATTTAATTACTTTATCCAGTGCACCGCAAATACCGTTTTTAACCCTGCAATCGTGAATATTATTGACAGTGCGGTTATCGCAGATCGTAGCTATTTTATTTTTCTAAACAATGACAATAGCGTTATTAATATTATCAATAGTTATATAAGTAGCAATCATCTATATTCTGTCACACCCAATCTTAAGCAGAATACAGTTGTTGAAACATCACTAACGTACGACCCGCCAAAATTAAGCGGCGGGGGTAATGCTTTTCTCGATGTCACGTTAGATGGAGTAAAATCAGGTGATGCTATTGCGGCTTCATTTAGTGTGTATAGCGACAATTTAAATATTGACGCCAGGGTAGTTAGTGATAATCATGTCGGAGTTTATTTCAGAAATATTGGCACTTTTGATATAGATTTAAACTCAGGGATTTTGAAAGTTAAAAGACTATAAAATGCTGATTGTTTAAGCCTCACGCGTCATTACACTCTCAATCTTGTTAGCAACACGGATTGAGAGTTGGTCAATATATTTGCTATAAAAATTTGCACTAAACAAAACAAAGATTATACAAGCTAAGGCCGCTAACAATGCTGCAAGTAGATAGCTATTTGACTTTGTAAATATTAGATTAAATACTGGCACAGCAATAAGGCAAATTAAAGGTAAGTGTAAAAGATAAATTGAAAATGATAACTCACCTAGTTTAACCAAGGATTTTTTGTTTAATGACGCTGATATTTTGTCATTTAACAGCACGCTACTAACAATAAGTAAGCCGGATAAAAAATTAAGCAGTATATAGGCTTTGGTGCCTAATGCGCTAAATAATTGGTATGACTGACTTGTCTCATTGATGCCAGCGCAATATAAACCGACAATCAATAAAATCATCGCAATGTGTGTTGGTATTTTTTTGCCATATAAAAACAAGAATGAGCCGGCAACAAAGCCGTACGCGCCCAAGAGCGCAGGGGATGATATCAATATAAATGGTAAAGGTGCGATTAAAGATAAAAAGACGAATAACTTTTTATTTATAGTATAAACATACAGCAATGCAAACAACATAAATGACGCAAAAAGTTCAACTTGCATAGTCCAAAGCACGAAATTTGTATTTGCCTGTCCAAACAGAAAAGAACCTATAAATCCCTCATATAGACATTGAAGCAATGTATAATTTTGAGCATGGTAATGAGAAACAAAATTCCCTGGTAGATGTGAGCTATCAATCGAAGTGAATAAGGCAGCAAATGCAACTAACCCTGAAAATCCAGCAGGTATAGCAAGTCGGGGGTATCGTTTTAAAGCCATGGATTTAATTTTAAGTGTTGTATTTTTTTTGCTTAAAATTGCATAAGAAAGTACATAGCCGCTTAAAACGAAAAAAACAAATACTGCACCAGTGCCGGAGTATAAAAAACCAAAGGGCAAATCATGCAATAAGTCTAATGTCTGATTGCCCGAAGTTGTTAATTTATCAAAGTTGTGTAGATAGGGGTAAAATGTTAAAGATAAATGAGAAAACACAACAGCCATACAGGCTAAACCACGTATGCTTTCAGCAGCATTATTTTTTGACATTATAAATTACTCAATAATAAATTCTATTTATTATCTAGCAATACTAAGTTACAAGCAATAACATTTCATCAAACAAAACCCAAGACCACAAATCTTGGGTTTTTACTTTTAAGGGGGCGTCATGCCGCAAAACATCATCGCAATAAAAATTGCGCAGTCTGCTGTATTAGCTGCGGCTAGTACAGTGGTAAGCGGCGTCAGTATAGCGATACAGCTATCAGCACCGCACGAATACTTGGGACTGCAAATCGAGTACAAGTATTTTTTGATAGCATCAATCGTGCTGTGTTTTATGGGCGCACTGCTATCGCTACGTGTCGATTTTGTTAAAAAATTAGACAGTAGCCAGTGGTCAAAAGTCGCAACTGCCATGCTTGCTGGGCTTGTCATCACATTTTTGATACTGCCCGTGGCAGTGAGCACGCCGAGTGTACTTTTTTTGATGATAACTGCATTTTTCGGCGGCTTAGCGGGCACAATTTTGCTGCATTTAATCTTTGAGCTACTTGGCGATAAAGAGTTGTTAGATGCGGTTAAAGACACGGTTAAGCAGTTTTTAATCAGTAAGTTTAAAAGCATCGCAAACTTTTTTGGGGGTGCTAAATGATTGACTTTATCAATGATGCCGTACCATATGTAGGGTTAGTTATTTGCACTTACGCACTGCTATCACACAAAGTTTGCACTGCAACGCGCATCAATGTGCTTAACTTTGTTTTATTTGTTGCAATTTATCTACTGCTCGCACTGGCAGATTTCACAGGTTTTGAGCCAGTGGTTTGGACAGTAATTGTCCGATGTCTGATACTCATTATTACGATCAACATCATTATCAAAAACCACACCGCCAACTAGGCGGTTTTATTTTATAAGGATAAAGTATGAGCGATTTTAACAAAGCATTTGACCGCGTCATTGGACATGAAGGTGGTTATGTTAATCATCCAAGCGACCCAGGCGGTGAAACTAACTGGGGCGTCACTCGCAATACAGCCCGTGCTTACGGTTACAACGGCGATATGCGAGCAATGACACGTGAGCAAGAAAAACCCATTTACAAAACAGGTTTTTGGGATCGAGTACAAGGGGATAAATTGCATTATGCAGTAGCATTTCAACTTTTTGATGCC